CTACACGACAGTCTTCACCGGCAGCGGAACGGCCAAGATCCAGATCAACGACCCGGACTGCCCGGTGCTGGCCAACAGACTGACGCCTAAGGCGAACGATCGCGTCTACAACGAGACGGCCACCACGACGCTCACGGCCAACGGTGTCCCGGTCGGCGTCGGTCCGGTGATCGCGCTCGAAACTCAGACGACGAGCGACCTCTACACCGGTGCGCCCGCGGGCTGGATCTGGGCCGTCGATCAGAAGACGACCCGCATCGCGGCCAAGACGGCTGATTGGACGATCAGCTACGGCGAGCACCAGACTAACTACACCAACGCGGGCGCGAGCGGAACTGTGACGGGGACACTGCCTGCCGCCCGCGCGGGTTACGAGTACACCTTCACGGTCGCGGCGGCACAGAGCTTCCGAATCGATCCCAACGGGACCGAGACGGTCGCGCTGCCAAGCACAGGCGTTCCGGGTGCGGCTGGCAAGTACCTCACGAGCAACACGGTCGGGAACACCGTGACGCTCATCGCCGACACGACCGGCACCTGGCGGGTCAAGTCCTACACCGGCACCTGGACTGCGGAGCCCTGATCATGGTTGAATCGAACGTCAACACGCCCTGCCGTGACTACACCGCTATGGCGGAGCGGTGGCAGATCATCGACGATCTGCTGGGCGGCACGCGCCGGATGCGCGACCTGGGAACGCGATACCTGCCGAAGCAGCGCCTTGAGGACGACGAGGACTACAGGTCGAAGCTCAAGCTCGCGGTTCTCTACAACGGGCTCGGCCAAGCGATCGACGACGCGACCAATCGACCGTTCGCCAAAGCGGTCACGTTCGAGGGCGTCGAGGATCTCAAGGGCGAGGCCAAGACGTGGCTCGAGTCCCTGCTCTCGAACATCGACGGCGCCGGAATGTCGGCCGACGAGCAGCTGCGCGAGGCGTTCGGTGCGGCGGCTCGGTATGGGATGGTCCATCTGTTGGTGGACTACACCACCGTGCCGAACAACGCGACGCGGGCGGACGAGATGCAGGTCGGGGCGCGGCCGACACTCGTGATGGTGGACCCGCGCGACGTGATCGGGTGGCGGACTGAGCAGCGAGGCTCGACCACGATCGTGACCGAGGTGCGGATCCGCAAGACCGAGACGGTGGTGGAGGCCGACTGGTCCGAGACCACCACCAACACGGTGCGGGTCATCACGCCAGAATCGGTGACGGTGTGGCGAGAGAAAAAGGACGAGAATGGCAAGACCGAGTGGAAGGTTGAGGCCTCGGTCCCGCTGCTCAAGAACGGGAAGCCGCTCGATCGCGTCCCGATCTTCACCTGCTACTTCGACCGCGAAGGCTGCATGGTCGCGAAGCCGCCCTACGAGGATCTGGCCTATCTGAACGTCGCCCACTGGCAGTCCACAGCGGCGCAGCGCTACGCGACCGCGTTTGCCCGCATCGCGATGCTCTACATCACGGGCCACAAGCCCAAGGCCGACACGACCAGCAATGACAAGCCCAAAGAGGTGAAGGTCACGCCGGCGAGCTTCCTGAGCTTTCCCGAGTCGGACGCACGGGTCGATTTCGCCGAGCAGAAGGGCGACGCGATCAAGGTCGGGGTTGACGAGCTTCGTGCGCTCGAGGAGCAGATGCAGACGCTGGGGATGCGGCCGTTCGTAGAGCGTTCCGCGTCCTCGACCGCGACCGGGAAGTCGATCGACGAGAGCCGCGACATGTCGGTCGCGCAGCGGTGGATTCGCTCGCTGGAGCGGATCTGGCGCGAAGCGTGCGAATATGCGTGCGAGTGGGCCGGGACCGCACTGCCAGACGGGTTTGAGGTCCGGATCTTCAGCGACTTCATCCTGCCCGCGTCGCAGCAAGACCTGAACTCGATACAGGCCGCGAGGGCCGCGGGCGATCTGTCGCGCGAGACGTACCTCAAGGAGCTTCAGCGCCGCAGCACGCTCAGCCCCGAACTCGACATCACGGAGGAAATGGCGCGCATCGAGGCCGAGGGACCGGCGCTCGGCGGGATGAGCAATCACCTCGACGTTCCGGCCAGACAGGCAGTTGGAGGCTCGGGCCAAGGCACGGGCACGGGCGGTAGCTCGGGCGGGGCGGGCGACGCGAGTGGAGCGGCGGCGTGAGTGGCAAGCCCGACATCACGCTGGTGCCGACCGACGACCTGATCAGGGAGTTGGCGACGCGGTCGAAAGCGTTGGTGCTGATTCGGGAGCGATTCTCAAAGCCGACAGAGCTTCCCCTCACGGTCATAACCGCGTCGCAAGCGTCGATCTATCCCGACACCACCGGAATCTGCCTGCAGCTCATCGAGTGGGCACAGGAGCGGATTCAGGAACGCATGTGAGCCCAGACGCGGATGGACCGAAACCAGCCAACCACCAACGAGCAACTCCAGGACGACGCGATCGCCCGCGGGGTTTTGATCGAGCGGCACAAGAACCAGCAGGTTCGGGACTTCATCTCGCTGCTCAACGACGGGGCATTCGCGGACGTGATCGATCTGCTCCCGCGTGCGCTGATCGACCTGGAGGGCCGATCCATCACGTCCGGCGTGGTGCGCCGAGTCATCAGCCGGCTTGCCGATGATCTGGACGCCACCATTGCGCCAGACGTCGGGCGTGCGATAAACCGGCTTCGCCGCGACCTGGTTGAGATCGCGCAGGCTGAGGCGACGTGGCAGGTGCGGGCAATCAGATCGGCCGCACCGATCAACCTCGAACTCAAGTTGCCCGCGAGGCCGCTTCTGGCCGAACTGGTCGAGCGCGGTCCGCTGGCCGGAAAGCTCCTGAGCGAGTGGAGTGAGGATCTGGGGATCCGGACCCGCGACCGGATCATCACGCGGCTCAACCAAGGGCTCGTGCGGGGCGAGAGCGTGGACGAGATGATCCGCGCGATCCGCGGCACCCGGGCGGCGCAATACGGGAACGGGATCCTGCAGACGACCCGCCGGGAGGCCGAGGCGCTGGTGCGGACGGCCGCGACCGACGTGACGGGCGCGGCGCGGATGCGGACCTTCCGCGCCAACAAGGACGTGGTTAAGGGCTGGAAGTGGGTCGCGACCCTCGACACCCGCACGTGCGAGGTCTGCGGCGCGCGAGACGGCAAGGTCTACGACATCGAGGTCGGGTTCGCGGCCCCGCATATGAACTGCCGGTGCACGCCGGTGCCGGTCACCAAGTCGTGGAAAGAGCTTGGGATCGACCTGGCGGACGCGCCAGCAGGCACGCGGGCCTCGATGGACGGCCAAGTAGCGGCCGACCAGACATGGTCCCGGTGGATCAAGCGTCAGAGCGCGGCGAGGCAGGACGAGGCGCTGGGGCCAGAGCGGGCGCGGCTGCTGCGTGCCGGCAAGCTCGACCCGGGCGAGTTCGCGGACAAGGACCGCGTGATCGGGCTTGATGAACTCAAGCGCCGGCACGGGATCGGCGACGGCCGCTGAGCGAGCGTGAGCGCAACCGAGAGGGTGGGGCGTGATTGGGCGTGGCGCGGGATGCGTCACCGGGCCAGCGTGGCCCGTTGCGCGGCGGGAAGCCGCAGGAGATTGAATATGGCCAAGGCCAAGGCGCGGTTGAAGTCGATCGATGATCTCCCTGACGCTCTGAAGGAGTTGTACGCCCCGGAGGCTGACGGGACGTTTGTTCTCCAAGTTGAAGCTGTCGATGGCTTCGCGTTGGAGAACGTAAAGGGGCTTCGCTCAGCGCTTGAGAAGGAGCGGAGTGCAGCGGCGGAACTGAAGGCGACTCTGTCGAAGCTCGGGGATCGCAGCATCGACGACGTCCTCAAGTCCCACGAGCAAGTCCTTGAGTGGCAGAAGTCGGGTAGCCCGGACGACAAGGCGAGGAAAGAGATCGAGTCGATCAAGTCTCAGATGGCGACGGCGCACGGGAAGGAACTCGCGTCCCTCAAGCAAGAGCTCGCCACCGCGGAAGCCCAATTGCTGGGCGAGATCGGCACATCGAAGCTCCAGCAAGCGATCGTTGCCAGGAAGGGAAACGTCAAGCTGCTCATGCCTGTCGCGAGTCCGCACCTTCGGGTGCGGAAAGTGGATGGCAAGTACGTGACGGAGGTGATTGGCGGCGACGGCGTTGTGCGCATCAGCCCGAAGAACCCGCAAGCTCCAATGTCGCCCGAGGAGTTCGTCGACGAACTTGCGTCCGATCGCGACTACGCGATGTGTTTCGAAGCAAGTGGGAACTCTGGCGGCGGGGCAACGGGTGGAGGCCAGTCGGGCGGCACGGCGGCACGCAGTGGAGCTGCAAAGACCGTGAGCCGCAGCGACGCCGAAGCGATGCAGGCGAACTTCGACGGGATCGCGGACGGATCAGTCAAGGTTGTGGATTAAAGGCGGGACGCCGAACGGCCGGGATGGCTGCGTGTTGAAGGTCAAACGCACCGGGCACAAGCCCAACGAATGAGGTTCATGAATCATGGCAAATGACAACACCAACATCATGCCGCGCCTTCTGGCCGCGGGTATGAAGACGCTCCGCAAGTCGGTGCTGATGCCCAGCCTGGTCAACAGCGACTACTCGATGGAGGCAAAGGCAAAGGGATCGACGATCGACGTCCCGCTCCCGACGGCAGTCGGCGTTCAGGACGTGGTGCCTTCCAACGTCCTCCCTGTTCCCGTGGACCAGAAGGTCGCACTGGTTCAGGTCCCGCTGAACAACTGGAAGAAGACCGATCCGATTGCCCTCACCGACAAGGAGATGAAGGAGATCGACAAGAACAAGCACTTCTTGCCGCTCCAGCTCTCCGAGGGCATGAAGGCGCTGATCGAGGCGATCAACGCGAGCATCCTCGCGGAGTACAAGGGTGTTTACGGCTACTGCGGTACAGCGGGTACCACGCCGTTCGGCGCGGGAATCACGGACGCGACGGCGCTCCGCGCGGTGCTGAATCGCCAGCTCTGCCCCAGGGGTTCGCTCCGTAATGCCGTCATCGATACCAATGCGGAGGCGAACGCGCTGGCCCGCCCTGAGTTCAGCGATGCGAGCCAGACTTCGGACAATGGCGACACCAAGCGAGAGGGCGACATCGGTCGCAAGTTCGGCCTCAACTGGTTCGCTGAGGACCAGATTCCCACCCATAGCTCGACGGTCCTCACGGCCGGCGCCTGCACGGCCAACGGCGCGCAGGCCGTCAACGCAGGCAGCACGGACGGCGGGCGCACCGGTACGGTCTCGATCGCGAAGGCGACCAACGCTACTCCGCTGGTGAAGGGCGACATCATCTCGTTTGCCAACGACCCCCAGACCTATGTGGTGTTGGCGGATGTGAATCTGGCGGTCGGCAACACCACCGTCGCGATCGCGCCGGCGCTCAAGACGGCGAAGGCCGGTGGCGAGGCGGTGACTCTGCGTGCGACTCACGTCGTCAACATGGGGTTCCATCGCGACGCGTTTGCGTTCGCGATGCGCTCGCTCGAAGACGACGCGGGCGATCCCAACATCCAGACGATGCAGGATCCGGTCACCAAGCTGGTGCTTCGCATCGAGAAGATTCGCCAGAGCAAGCAAACGGTGTACGAGATCGATGCCCTCTGGGGCGCAAAGCTCGTGCGTCCGGAACTCGCCGCTCGACTGGCCGGCTAATTCAACACCCCGTCGCGGAAACGTGGCGGGGTTGTCTTCACCCCATTTGGAGATTCGCATGTCACACGGAACACTCGTCGAAACGTGGAGCAACGACAACCCGCCGGTGCGGGTATTGGTTGAGCCGGGACAACTGCAGTCCTACGTGGCGCAGGGCTACACCCAGACGCCGCCGAAGGGCACGACTGATCCCGAGGTCGCTTACACGCTCGCCGGCAACAACGCGTTCAAGAAGGCGTTGTCGGAGGGCAAGTCAGAAGAAGACGCTGGCGCGATCGCCCGTAAAGCGGCGCATGAAGCCAAGCGGGCCGCTTGGGAGGCAGCGAAGAACTCAGACGCTCCGGACGGCGAAACGCCCGATGCGAACAAAGGCATCGAGGTCCGTCGCGAAGTCGGCCTGAACGGCGACGCGCAGGCGATCAAGGACGATCAGAACCAGCCTCCTGTGGGCCGTGCGGCCAACAACGAGACGGGCGCGAAGGGCGACAAGTCGGCGAAGGGCGAGACGAAGCCCAGCGCGAAGTCCGAGGCCAAGGCCGACGACGCCAAGAAGTGATTCAAGCGCGGCCGAGCCCGAGTTACCCGCAGGTGTAGGGCCAGGCTTTGGTCAGGTCGGCAACTTGCGGGTCACGTTCTTGCTCCGCTCCGGGCTGTTGGACGGCGGCCCGGAGTATTTAGAGGCAGACCCTTTTCATGACCAGCCTCGTCGTGCTGCAGCGCGGCGGGGCCATTCAGAGAGCAACTTGAGACCCGCGAAAGCCCCGCCGGAAGTCACGATCCGGTGGGGCGATTCAGAACTACACCACGTTGGCGGCCCGCGCTGGCCCATGACTGTCCGGCGCGGGCCGCACAAACGAACACGGTGGGCGACATTTAGCCCGATGGCTAAACGACACTCAGGAAGCAGGCGGGCTTGGGCTCGCGTCGGACTCATATCCCGACATCGCCGGGTTCGAATCCCGGGCCTGCGATTGGAGGCGCACGATGGCACTGATCGTCGAAACCGGAGCGGGCGTGGCGGGCGCGGACAGCTACCTGTCGGCATCTGATGCGGTCGCGCTGCTCG